GACCATGCGGCGGTGGAGCCGCTCTCGCCATCCGCACCGGTCGGACCTTGCGCTCCTGTTGGACCCTGCGGTCCCGTTGGACCCTGAGGGCCGGTAGGCCCCTGCGGTCCTGTAGGACCGATTGCCCCGGTGGCGCCGACATCGCCCGTTGCTCCGGTCGCCCCCGTGGCGCCAGTGCCTCCGGTGGCACCATTGGGCCCCGTCGGTCCCTGCGGTCCCGTGGGACCTTGGATTCCTTGCTCTCCTTGGATCCCCTGCTCGCCCTGCTGTCCCCGCTGCGGAGCCACGTACACGACGCGCACAACCGCGCCGCTCTCGATGATCTCGACCTTCGAGAGCACGCTCTGAATCGTGACAATAGGCGCCGTCATGGGTCACGATCCGGGATGTCCAGCACCCTGATTTTACCGCTCGCAGCAGGGCCTACGAAGCCGGTCCCGTCATGCCAGCGGATGCCGTATTCGTAGATTCCAATAGGGAGCTTATCCTTCGCGATCTCGAAAATAATATCTTGGTCGTCGAACACCAGACCCGCGTCGGCCACGAGGTCAAGCAACACCTCGCCGCTACCGGGTCGGCGCACTTGCCCAGTCGGCGTCAGGCCCGTGAGACCCGTCGCTACGACAGGCCATTGACCGTCACAGTGCGCGCGAAATGGGATCGTGCATCCGACGCGCGCGACGATGTCGTAGGTGATGCAGTTGTCGAGCGAACTCATCGCCACCCCATCCCGCGCCGGTACATCTCGGCGATCTCCGCTCCGCTGTACGCCCGCGAGTCGGCGCCTGTCTCGTGGATGACCTGCGGGGACGCGTCACCCGTGGCGCTTTTTCCGATCGCCCACACGGGGAGGTTGGATTCATTTGTCCAAACGACCGACCCCGACGCGGCATCCTCCGCAGCAAGAGTGCCGTTGATGTACAGTCTCAGCAAATCGGCGCCATAGGTCAGCGCGACCAGATTTGGCACACCGCCCGCCAGCGAGAGAGATGCTGCCGCGGTGATCGTGACAGGCGAACCCGTGTTGATCGTGCCAGACACGAGTCCACCATCGGCAAGTATGCCCATGCGGATCCCGGAATCGGAGGTACGGAGCTTCCCCCATAGCCATTGCGGCCCCGTGGGAAGCAGCGGCGTAAGCCATATCCAAATGGTCGCCGCTGTGGTCCCCGGGCTTGCCCCAGACGCACCGGTAGCCCCGCCGCCAGAGGCCGTGTCGACGTAGACCGATCGCCCGAGCGGGCCGGGGATCCCATATTGAATCTTCGGGTCCACGGTGAGACTGGCCGACGTCGCGGTGCCACTGTTGACGAGCGCGCCGGAGATGTCGTCGAATTTGTACCAGAGGACGGCATCGGCGTGGCTTTGCCTGCCCTGCGTCGGTCCACTATCCGCTGCAGCGATGAGCTCACGGATGGCACTCACCCACTCGCGGTCGGTGTCGATGTGGTCCGTCTCGAGGTACGCGATCTGGCGCAGTCCACGCTCCGACCGCACCACAGCGCCGCCGCGCAACGTGAGCGATGGATCCGCCACGCCATTGGTCAGCCCGTCATTGATGATGGCCTCGAACAAGTACGTGTCGAACCCACTGCCAGGCAGGGAGATCTGCGACGACCCGTCGATCCCATAACACTCCCATGCCGAGTCCACGAGCAGCCATGAGCCCGATGGGTCGAACCCATCCGGGAACGAGACGATCCTCCAGCGGACCTTGTCCACGCCTGTCGTGGAGGACAGGACGAGCTGCAGCGCGTCGCCTGGTGCCACGTCGGGCCCTGGTTTAGCCTCGACGGGCGCGCCGGCGTTGACCTTGAGTCGGAGGGTGGCTGTCATGGGGATTCGTCAGGACAAAACGACAACGCCCCGCCGGGATGGGCAGGGCGCTGCGTCGAGCGGTGGTGGTGATCTGCGCCAGCGAAATGACGTTCAGCGCACGGTCATGTACAAGCGGCGCATGGGAGACGTCCTGTCATTCACAGAAGCAAAAGAAGAGCGTGACCGCGTGTTGTCGGAGCTTCAGCGGGTCCACGGGCGAGTGAAGGAGCACCTCGCCACTCATGGGAGAGTATCCCGCGACCTCGTGACGTCGTTCTCCGACGTGGCCTACATGTTCCCGTTTTGGATAAGACACGAGTACCCGTCGCACGGGGCGCTGACTCTGATCGGTGTGCTCGAGTGGCACCTCGATCAGATTATCGCGGCCGCCTCGTAGCTCGCTGGCGCTCCTACCCAGTGCCGCCGCCATGTCGCGATCTGCGCCCTCCTGTCGCGATCTGCTCCGAGGCGGCTCCTACCCAGTGGGCGACCCGTGTCCTCCCACGTCGCCCCGTGTCCCTGTGGCGGCCTCCTTCACTGTCGACCCGATAGTAGGGCGCCGCGTCTACACTTGCAACGAGAAGACGCTGACAGTGTCTCGTGACACATCCGGCCGAGAGGTCAGGCGGGCGTTGTTGCGTCAGGGCTCTCGGTAGCACTGCGAAACAAACCAGACGGAGCCATCGAACGTGAGTTCGACGAAGTGGAACTGGCCAGACGCCGCGCCAAGATTCAGTCCGATCGTGCCGCCGTTTGCGACCAACAGCACCGCTCCCGTCGTGGCATTGATGTTCGCGGTGCGGTAGTCACGCGTGATCCGGATCTTCGACCCTGCGATCGCGCCGCCGTTCACGACCGTGATGGTGCGCGACAATGCGACGATGGCAGGGATCCGTACCTCGTCGTAGCCGGCAACGCTGATCGTTGCGTCGGCATCGGTCAGAGTCGCGAAGCGCCAGCCAATCTTCGCCGCGCCCGTGAGCTGAATCAGCCCGCTCGTCTCGATCTGCCCGCTCGTGGCGACGTCTCCCGTGATCAGCACGTCGCTGTTGAACCCGGCAATGCCGTTGCAGGTGAACGTGCCAGCCGCGTCCACGACCGTGTCGTTGTTGAGCGCCACGGTGCTGCCGAACGACGCAGGCCGCGAGCACAGGAACGATCCCGCGGTGCCAACCGTGAGCCCATTGGAAAACGTCCCAGCCCTCGAGCACGAGAACGTTCCTGCCGTGGTGACCGAGAGACCGTCCTTGCACTCGACAGTGCCGGTGAACGCCGCGGCGCCACTGACGTCGAACGCCCCGGTGACCTTGAAGCCCAGTCCACCGATGATGATCTGCGTCGACGGTGCGTACGTACCGCCGGCGTCACCATCGATCGATTTGGCGCGAGCATCGTCGAATGACTCGGCCTCGCCAGTGGTCATTGGTAGGCCACTAATCCATCCGCCGGGAGGTCGGAGTCGTGAGAATGTCATGGGGTCTCTTGGGTCTCAGCGGGTGGCGATGGATCTGGCTGAGCAGGCGGCGGCGTCGGCTCGATGAGTTCGATGGGCCCGAGGCTCTGTGCCTGAAGCGTAATGGCTGGCACCTTGGCCAGCACCTCGGCGGCGCGGTCCTTGTCGACCGTGGGCACTGGCTTGCCCTGTGCGGCGCAGACACGAAGGATCGCGCGCCACGTGCGGAACGCATAGCTGGCGACCTTGAATGCCTCGTTCGCCTCGACGTTCTCATGACAGACGAGCGCAGCGCCCGCGAGCTCTACGGTTCCTCCGCAGGCGTAAATGTCGACGCAGATGCGAGTCCACTCCTCGCGCATCTTCGATGATTCTTGTGACATGGACCCTATATCTCAAGGATACGTGAGACCGTCAAAGACGGTCACGTCGATGCCGTAGCCCGTCCCGATGGCGAACTCGTCGACGGTGCCAGGCGTAGACGCTGCAACGATCGACCAGCGCGAGGTACACCGCACCGTTGAGCGCATGATTTCGTGGACAATGCGCCGTGCCTCGGGGTCAATGGCCGCTTTTTGATTGACCACGACAAGGTAGTGTCGTGCGTTGCTGGACCAAATAGGAAACCGGCCAGCCCGCAGCGGCGTGCCAATGTCGTGAGGCTTCGTGAACGTGGCCTTGAAAATCTGCAGTGGCTGGCCAAACAGGTAGCCCACCTCTGTGACGGTCACCGTCTCGAAGCGCTCCGGGTTGCCCGTGTCCACAACTACGCGGTCACCCACCGTGAAGAGCTCGCTTGCAGCGCCGCCCGGATACAGCTCGTAGCCCACCCACTGCGGCGTGCCGACGAACGACACTGGGTAGAGCGAGCGCCAGAGCTTGCGCGGCACCTTGGGAGACTCCCACGAGCCCCAGTCGGCGGAGAGCGTTGCAGGGGTCGCCACGATCTCCGACGGGTGCGTGATGCGCAGGCACAGAAACCGATCGCCCAGTGCCTCGGCCAACATCGTCGAGACGTTGCTCCGCTTGGCCCCGAGCGAGATGCGCTGGCGTGCCTTGAGCAGCGAGATGCGTTCGTCATATCCAGCGCGCAACGGAGGCACAACGCCCATCTCGTGCTCACGCGCAGGCAAGAGCTCGGGAACGGTGCGCCCCACGAGCGTCTGCGCATCAGCCCTGTCGAGCGCAGCCTGGCCTCGAGCAATGGCCATGGCCGTCGCGTACTTGTCCGCTCCGATCGCCCCAGTCTCCGCGGCATATGGCGTGCCGAGATTGTCGGATAGCGTGCGGTACACAGTCTGCGGCGTCGGCTCCCGGCCCGAAAACTTCAGAAAGCCGAAGGTCGCGAAGGCGCTGAACTTCACACGCTCACCGTGAAGTCGAGGTCGGCCGCCGTGCCCGATGCGTTGAACGTCCGGATGCGCACGCCGTTGGTGATAAGCTCGGTTGCGACGAACCCCGGCGTCGAGCCGTTGATTGTCGCCTGTGGCTTGACACTAGGCACGGGGAGTTTGCCGGCTGCCCAGGTGATTTCACAGATACCCGTGCCCGCCGAGACAGGCGTGAGGTCTGCGACGAGCAGGTCATCTCGTGCACACGAAAGCATCGCAATCGTAGGCGTGGCCCCATTGCTCACCGACATGGCCACGGCGGCATTGGCAGCACACACGCCCGCCAAGGACTCGGAGATTTGATCCCACTCCTCCGCGTTCGGCTCGTCGGGGTGAATGGGCCCACCGTCCGGGTCGTTGGTCTTGACGGCGTATCGAATATCCGTGATAGCCGGGCGCTTCGACGTGGCGGCCTTGTAGGTCGTCGTGTGGGAGATTGTCATGGGGCGCCTCTCAGAAGAAGAACACAGCCAGGTCGCTCAGCTCCATCAAATAGACGAGCGCGCCTGGTGTACCGACGTCGGTGGGAAACGGTGGCGTTGGGCCCAATAGGATCGCGTCCTTGACACCGGACACCGCGGCGATGTCGGCCACGATGATGTTGTCGATCTCGTTGGGCCAGTCGGGCGCCGTGGGGACGCGTCGCTGGCGAGCCCCACCGTCGTCGACGAACGAGGCGAACATCTCGCCGGGTCCGAGCTTGGCAAAGTACGCCAAGACCGCGGGCACGACGCGATCGAGCGAGTCGCTCCACGGGGACAGATACGAGCCAACCACGGGCGTGAACGTCGTGTCCGACACGCTGTTGCTGGGGTCAATCGTGAGCACCCACGGCCCAGCTCCTGACACCGACTGGATGCGTTTGCGACGAAACACGCCGGCCGTCTTGTCGAAGACGCCGATCGTCTTGCCAGCAGCGGGCGGCGTGCCTGTGCCTGTCACGGTGAAGCTGAGCGGCGTGGTTGCCGCTGTGACGCTCATGTAATTCGAATAGTTGGGCCACGGTACGAGGTCGACGTAGCCGTCCGCTTTGGGCAACCACGTCACACGCAACTGCACCGCCACAGGCTGCGACACAATGTCGATCGTCACCGGGTGATCGTCACCGGGGAACCGACCCTCGATCGATCCTTGGATCGCGGCGTTCTGGGCCGCTGTAGGAATGCGCGTGCCGTTGCTCTGGTCGGGTCGCACGGTGAACGCCACGGCGCATGTACCCGGCCCTGCCCAGCAAGGATACACGAACCCCTTGGACACTGGAATCCCATGTGACTCCACGTCCTCGATGGCTTCGATATACTCCGCCTCGTTGCCGCTCGCTGCCGGGGTCGCCAATCGTCGCAGGCACCGCGCGCTGAACTCCTCGTCGGTCTCCGCATTGCGGCCACCAGTGAGGCCCTGCCCGTTGACGGATTCGAGCACCGTCGCGATCGGTCCGAGTCCCGGCGGAGGGTTGCTCCACTCGATGACGGCGCCGATGGGCAGGCTGGTCTGTGGTCCCGTGTCCACGGCCTTGATAGGCACAGCGTCACCCGAGGCGTACGTGCCGCCTACGGTCACCTCGAACACAAGCGACGCGGGCTTGTACAGGCCACGGCGTCCCACAGGGATAGACGTGCCGCCATCGCTCGCGGTGATCTTGACCTGTCCTGTCGCGCCGGCTGCTGGGAGCGGGGACAGTGGGAGCTCGGCCGCCTTCTTCTTCAGGCGTGCACCACGTGACCGCTCGAACAGGGTCGCATCGGCGATCTGGCGGGCGTTGTAGTGGACCGAGACCATCGTGTCAGCGATGGCGCTGGCCCGGTTGTAGGGCTCGGTGCCTTCGCGCACGTCGGCCAGCGGCATGCGCAAGCGAAAGTCCCGCAGGTACTTCTCGCGGATCTGGTCGCGCGTCGAGACGATGAGCTCGGCGGATAGGTCTTCGCTCTCGATGGTCATGAGAATCCAAGGCGGAGCGTCTTGGTGCGCTTGGTCCGCAGGTTGGTGTAGGTGACAGCGGAGAGCGTCCCGCCGGCCGCGTCGTCAATCTCGGTCACCACGCTATCGAGCGTGATGTCCTTGCGGGCGATCAGGCTTTGCAACAGGGTGCGGACGCCGCTCTCGATGCGGGCTGGCGTACGGGCATCGATGACCGGTGTGGCCTGAAGGATGCTCTCGCCGAAGCTGGCGGCACTTGGGATTTTTCCCAATGTGGTCGACAGGAGGTGACAGGCTTGCTGGTCAACCGGGTGCACCGAGACAAATTGCCCGGTGTCATCGGTGAGATATTGCCCCTGCGATGGGTCGATCAGGACCGCAATGACAGGCACGACAGGGCCCAGCGGAACAGGGTTCCCTTCCGGATCTGTGCCCGCTGGACCGAAGCCCGCGGGAAATGTACCGGCAGGCATTATTCCCTCGGGCACTCGAAGGCGAGCTGGCGAAGCACGTCGAGCACCTGATCCTTGGTCTCGTTGATCGCGATCATGATGGGTATGGGCACAGCGAGCGCGAGAAACGGCGGCAATGGCGGGATAGGAATGCTGAACAGCTTGCAGCAGAACGTCGCGTCGAACGACGGCAGGACAGGAAGCGGCGCCTCGATGCCAATGCCCGTTGGTAGATCTGGAACACTGGGGACGGGTGCCTGGATGCACGCCATGTCGGTTGGCCTTTCAGCTCGAGATCGATGCGCTACGAATCGTCGGCACGGCAGTCATCGGCCCCTCGGCAACGAGCGCCGCGAGGTACGCTTGGAGTGCTGTGAGCGGGACGGCGATCGCTGCGCCCAGGGGCGCCCCTGGTGACGGAGTCGGGGACGCCGCGAGCGTCGTGAGAATGTTGGCAAGCTGCTGGAACACCGTGAGCACTGGCGTCACGTGTGCGAGGTGATCTTTGGTCAGTGGGTTGTTGCCCACGTCCAGCACGTTCGTCGCAAGGCGAATGGTCGCCGCCTTGATGTCCGCATACGACGTGAACTGGTCGAACGGAGCTGGAAGGCCAGACATTTGGCCCATGTGAAACTGCGCGCCCGACGTATGGAAGACGTGGAACCCAGTATTGTCAAACCACTGGCGGCCCCATGGTGCGGTAAAGCGGAACGCATTGGGGCGCACCTGGAAGAACACAGATGGCTTGTCGGTCTGGACGTCGCCCTTGGGATCGCTCGATGTGAACATCGAGATCTCTCCGCCTTCATGGCACCGGATAAAGTTACCCGTCGGGCCGTACTGCATCGACTCGCCCTTTTTGAGCGAGGCCAGCTTCTTGGTTTTCCTGGTGTCCCCGAACGCGATCGCATGGCCCGCGCTGCCGATGTACGCGAAGCCAATCTGGCATCCGTCCGTCGCAGTGGAGTCCGGTGGACGTGATGCGAACCCATAGGGGTGATGCAGCTCGAACGCATCGGCGCCCGCTTCGCCTTCTGCCGCTGGCACCTCGAGAGACGCCGTGAGGAATCCGTCCTCGTCGTAGGTCGTCGTGGCCAGCGTGGTGACGTCGACCACGGGGTAATCGTTTCTCATAGGTCCTCGGCGAAGATCAGGTCTTCGGGGCGCTGCAACACGAGCGTAGTCGTGGTGCCGCTCTCGCTGCCCCGGTACTCACACGACTCGATCCAATATTTGCCGTAGACGTCGGCCTCGTCGTCATCCACCTCGACGCATGTGTCCGGCGTCCAGATGTATTGGCCCACGCCATCGAGCGCAGGCGTGACGTGTCCCGGCAGGGTGTAGGTCAGGTTCCAACCCTCGCGTCGCTCCTCTGCGATCTTGCGACGGGCGTAGAAGTCAGCCTGTTCCTTGTCGACCGCATGCACGTCCCGAAACACGATGGGGCGCGGCACATCGAGCAGCGCATCCATCTCCGCGTCGACATATTGCCCCTGCGCCAGAAACCCACGCGCGCCTTTGCCACCGCCTGCTGCGACGACACTGGCCGACGTGTGGCGCTTGGCAATGTTGTCGTGCAGCTTGCCGCTGATGACCGTGCTGATGCCACGGTCGCGCCGCTGGACAATGCGGTAAATAGGATCCTGCTGTCCGTTGGGGCAGCCGAGGATGAAGTCCCCGGTGGGCGTGCACCACAGGAACAAGCCCTCGCGCTTCAGCTCGCGCATGAGCAGGTCGTACCAACGGTCGCCTGTTTTGGCGGCCACGGGCTTGGCTCGCTTCGAGGTCTGCCTCGTCGTCGAGAAACCCTTGTCAGCGACTTTGGCCTTGCTCCGCTGTTGGATGCTCAAGCGGTTGGACACCACGAGCACGGAGTTCTTGAGCCCAACCTCTTTCAGGGCCCGGACGATCATCTGCTCGGGCGATGTGTTCCGGAAACTCTGGTCGCTCGTGACGAACGCATCATGCAGCGGCGCCAGCGTGTCCCGACCTTGGAAAACAATCTCGCTGCCGTTGTCGTCGTAGGACAGGTCGGACCCATCGATGCGGCCCTTGAACTGCAACGTGTCGCCGATGCGAAGCTCGAACGGTGTGTTGGCCGGATATTGTTTCTTGAGCAGGCGTGGCTGTTGCGCGTTGCCTAGCTTGATTGTGAAGTTGGCCGGCTGCTGGAGAATCGAAACGTGGACGGAGTATTCCTCTGCGTACAGGACACGACTCGACCCCAGGATCAGCGAGACCCTGTCGTTGGTTTCCCCAATGGGCATGTGTGCTTACGCCGCCGTGTCGAAGCGGAAATACCGGAGCTGTGTGCCCAGTGGGATCCGGAACGGGTCTTCGATCTGGACGTTGAGCCCGAGTATGTCCGAGCCCTTGGATGCGTCGGAGTAGATCTCGCGCGCCGCCTCGGATGCGCTCATCGTACGAGGCAGCGTGTAGATGTCCACCTCGGGCAGGCGCGCATTGATGTTTTGCGCCGCGGTGATCGTGTCTGCCCAGAGCGCGTGCAAGATCTCGAGGTCACGCACGTGGTTGGGGTCGTTGTAGGGCGGGAACAGTCGGTCGAGCAGGCCGCACAGACCCTCGAGCTCGTGGAGCTTCGAGGTCAGGAGCGACGAGTACAAGTCGGCCTGGTCGCTGATGCTGTCGATGGCCGACACGAGAGAGCGCATCGTTGCGAAGATCGAGCCCACCTTACGGCCATCGCCCAGGTCGAGCGCCTGGTCTTGGATTGTGAGCGTGCCCTCGAAATCCGTGAGGTAGTTGACGAAGGTTTTGCCCGAGTCGGAGACGTTGCGCACCCATCGCTCGGTGAGTGCTGAGAGGCGGAAGTTGTCCGAGAGGTCTTCGACCCATGACACCTCGACGTCGACACCGGAAAGGCCGCGGGTACTCTCGTCCCATGACATGATGGCCGCGTCGAACTGGCCAAAATGCGGCACCACAAGGCGAGCCGTGTCCTGCGACAGGGCGAACTCTCGCATGGCTGGCAGCGTCTCAGACAGGAGCCCTTGCCACTTTGAGAACGTGGCGTGAAACGGGATTTTTCCCGAGACCTCCACCGGCTTGCGCCCCAGCTTTTCGAGCGCCCCACCCTTGGCATGGGGAAACTCGTGCATCTTGGTGCGACCCGCGATCTTGATGCGGATGTCCTTGATGGGCGTGAACAGTCCCCCGAACGAGAACGCCGGGAGACTGGCGTAGATGCCCGCCGGCAGGACATTGCTCATGGGATGGCGTTGGCCGGGGTAACGGCGCCTGGAGGCATGCCGGGCAGCGCGGCCGGATTCATCACGCGCACCTTGAGCTCGCCGCGAAGATCTGCGCCCATGCGGTCAAACGCGGCTTTCATGTTGGACAGCGCGGCCACGTCGGCGTCGTCCTTGGCAATCTGTCCCCAGTTCCTAGCCTTCGTATCGGCCCCGAACATGCCGGCCAGCGACGCCCATCCTGCCTCAGCGACGCGACCGGCAAGGCCGCCAACTGTGCCGCGCTCTGGGTCGTGCTTCTTGTTGATCTCTGCCTTGGAAATACGAGCCTTCAACTCCTCGTAATATTTCTTTTCCTCAGCAAAGATTTCGTCTTTGATTTGCTGGTCCTGCTCGGGCGAGATCGGTCCATTCGCACTTGCCTCGGCGTACTTCTTTTCTGCCTTCTCACGGAGCTCGGTGGGCAGATTGAACATGCGCATAGCGTCATCCGCCGCCTTGGTGTCCGCTTTGCTTTCCTCATCAACCATAGAGCTGATGACCGCCTTGCCGATTTCCATGGCAGTGACCGACATCATCGCGATGGTGCCCATTGCCCCCAGCGTGCCGATGGCACCCATGTTATTGTAATCGTCTTTCAGGCCACCAAGGCCATTGCGTCGAGCGCCAGGTACCCCAGGTCCGCCGCCTCCACCGATGAGCGTATTAGCGGCACCAGCTGGGCCAATGCCCTTCGCAATGCCTCCGACGAGACTGCGCTCGATGGTTGCGCGCAGGATTTCGCCAGTGACGTTCTTGGCGATGGCGCCACCGGCCACTACCATGGCAGCCTTCATGGGGTTGTCGGCGGCCCACGTCGCGAACTCGCCAAGCGCCGACGCGAGGCGGATGGCATCGGGAGCCAGCTTCTCCAGCGCGGGCAAGAGCTTCGCCTGCACGGTCGAGGCGGTCTTGGCCATCTCGATATTGAACTGGTTGACCTTGGCCTCGGTCGTGTTCATCGACGCCTTGAATGCGTCGTTGACCTCGTTGTCGCTCAGCGTGGCGTCCGCAAACTTGGCAAACTCGGCGCGAGCTGCGGCCTCCCCGCCAGCTTTGCCTTTTTTCTTGCCGGTCTTGGAGTCGATCTCGCTCGCGCCAGCGCGGTAGATGTTTGCCAGTTTCAGCGTGGATTTCTCGCCCACGACACTGGAAAACATTTTCTTCATTTCCATGGGGTCGCCGCCCGTGGCACCGAGCGAATCCATGAGAATGTCGGTCAGGTTGCGAATCTGACCGTCCTTGTTCATCACATTGACGCCGTGCTTTTTGAACTCCTTGACGCGCGCCGGGGTCTTGAGCGTGTTGACGAAGGCCGCCACGGATGACGCCGCCTCGGGCGCAGACGTCGCGCCACCGCCCTGGACCGCGAGCTGAGCGAAGGCGGTCAGGGACTTCATGTTGTCCTCGACCTTGCCCTCGATCATAGGTGCCGAAGCGACGAGCTTGCCCATGTACTTCGCAAGGTCACTCACCTCAACGGCGCCCATCTTTCCTTGGGCCGCAGCGGCGCGAAGCACCTCGTTGATAATCTTCGCCTTCTGGCCCTTGTCGGCCATGTCGCCGAGGCTCTTGGACACCTCACCAGCGGCGCCGACCATCTTTCCAAAGTCGGTCCCAGTAGCGCGAGCAAGCTTGCCCATGTCCGCCAGGATCGCTCGACCCACATCGAGCTCACCTGTCTTGGCGTTGAAGGATTGCAGGCCTTCCATGCCAGACGACATGTCGAGCCCCGTGTCATAGGAGACACGCGTAACGTCCGCGAGGATATCGCTCGAGCTTGTTTTGGACTTGAGCTTGCCCTTGTCGTAGACGGCGGACGCATTGGACAAGTCGACAGCTTGCTTCTCGAGGTCGACGTTTTGCTTGACGAGCGAGGCAAAGTCGACGTTGACGCCGGCCCCGCGAGCAACGTCCTTGGCCACGCCGACAGCCGAGCCGGCAGCGCGCCCAATGTCACGGACAGACCCACCCGACATACGCAGCGCGCTTGAGTCTGCAATGTGCTGGTTACGGCGCAGCCTGGCAGTGTTCTTGGCTTGATTGTTCGCCTCTTCGCGTGCCGCACGCGCAGCGCTGTCCTTCTTTTCCTTCTCGATGTCGCGAAGGAGATCCATGTGGATCTTCTTCATCCACCGGATTTTCTTCTCAGTGGCCCTGACCTCGTCGAGCGCCGCCTTTTCTGCCTGACGACCGCTCTCGCGGTACGGGTTTCCACCGTCACCCTTGGCCGCTGCGTCAAGGTTCTCCTTGACCCGCTTGCGGGCACGGGCCGACGCACGCTCGATGGGCTCGAACACGCGCGACGCGTCGGCATCCACAGAGACGCCGATCTTGATGCGCAGGGTTGCGTCGGTTGCCATGGGTCGATCAGGTGCCTTGCTTCAGTTCGGACAGAGCGAAGCTCAGGAGCTTGCGGAGACGCCGCTGCCGAGGCGCCGGCAATACAAGCGCAAGCCTCGCCGGGGTGAGCAGCTCGATGAGTGCGGGCAGCTGCTCGTCGGACAGTTCCTTCTCCGAAATGGCGCACGAGATTTCGATGCGTCCAAGTCGCTCCCACACGTGCCGCATGAACGACGTGGTGAACGCGCGCGGCGCCTGGTCGTCCGGGAAGTCGAAGAACAACTTCGTGGCGTTGTTCGGGTTGCACAGAGCCCGACCAACACCGCACGCAATCAGCCGATCGTTGAAAGCCTCGATGCGCAGTCCATCGACATCCGGATGTGACTCGACGGCATAGCGAATGGCCTCGCGACGGATCTCTTGTTTGTCCTGCTCTGACAGGAGACGAAGCCCCGCAAGCTCTGGGGCCGACCTGCGGCCCTGGTAGTCCACGTGCCACGCCTCGACAGGAATCGTCACCGTGTCGAGCGGGCGAGGCGCACGCCTGGCTCGAAGTGCATCGGCGTCACTCATGACGGCGTTGGCTCCGCCGCGACTGTGCTCGCAGGCGCGTCAGTCGTCGATGATTCGGTCGCCTCGCTTCCGGGGTCTGCTGTGTTCGACGAGCTCTTCTCTGGCGAGCTTGAAGGCGTAGAAGAGCCTGAGCTGGTCGAGAGTGAGGTCACATACAGCTTGGCCAAAGAACGCGCGAATTGCATCTGCATCCCCGGACGCATACGAGAAAAAAAAACAGCAGCGGCGCCCTCGTCCTCGCCCAACATGGCGGTCAGTCCTTCGAGGAACTGAGCCCCGTCCTGGCGCAATTGGCGCGGCGATTGTGCTTCGCAGTGCTGTTCCCAGATCGCGTAGAGGTACGAGATAACCTCGTCGTCCTCGTCCTCGAATACCTGGTCCGCGCCACGGGGATAAAACGGCCGGGGCGCATCCTGCGGCGACTCACTGTCCACGAGACAATGTGCAAGGGTATAGGCCATGCGCGCCAGGTCGTAGACCTCGTCGCCTGCTCGCGGGTCCTTCGATCCACGAGCCTCGGCGAACTTCCTGGCACTGGCGATCACATCAGCGAGCTCAAGTGCCCCCATGATGCGAAACCCAATCTTTTCCGGTGTCTCGCTGTCAGGGTCGAGCCCCGGCACCTCGTACACCTTGAATGCGCGCTTGCCGCGGGCGACGCTGCGAAATGTGCTCATGCGTGGTTCATCCGATGATATTGGGCGCGCCGCCCTCGAGGGTATACTTGCCCTTCTGGGTGCCGCTCTTCACCTCGCTGGACAGGTCAGCGTCGATGAGTCGACCTTCGAGCGCGAGCAGTCGGTTGCCGTGCGAGAACGTAAAGTTGAGCGGCGTGCCTGCGATGACAGCATCCGTGAGGTCGGTGTTCTTGCCGTCCTCCGCGATGACAATGTCGATCGAGCCCTGCGACAGTCGAACACCGAGCGTGTGTCCAACGTATCCGTCGAGCGAAACCTCGCTCTGGTCGTTGGTGATCAGCTTGAGCGAGATGTTTTCCGCGCGCCCGATCTTCTGGCCATTCTTCCAAACGGCCATTGTCTTGATCCTGGTTGCCATGGGCAAACCTCTTTCTATGCAAAAAGGCCGCACGATTCTCGAGGACAGTCCCGAGGCGTGCGGCCTTTGGTGGTGTGGCGATTGAGTGGAGTGAGGTAAGGCGCTGTCGATCAGATACCCAGAATCGAGACGCCAGCCTTGTGGTGCAGGCGAGCGGGCTTGACGGTGATCACGCTGATGATCGACTCGGTGGCCGTGTCGTAGGAGGACTGCGGCGGGTTGGCGTCGACGTCCTGAAGAATGGCCGCCTTCTGCGACCCGCCAACGTTCTCGAGTGCCTTGAGGAGCTGGGACACCTCGGCGTTCCAGGTGCGCGGCGTTGCCGTCCCCTGGGGTCGCTCGGGTTGTCCTGCGCCAGGGTCATCCGCGACGACGGGGTTGTTCGGCTTGTAGGTCGAGTTCCAGTACGCGAAGATGATGTCCGCGACGTAGTCGGGCACGACGGCCTTGTTGGTCGAGTCCACCCGGTAATCCGGCAGGCTCGACGTCTGGCTTTTCGTGGTGACGCTCTTCTCGATCTGGGCGTTGCCGTCCTTCGTGACAATCGGCGTCACGCCAGCCGCGAGCAGCGTGCGAATCTCTCCCGGTGACAGGTAGTCGGTCTTGGCCTTCTGCCCATCGATGGTCTTGAGGACACGACCGTCGAAGCCCGTGTTGATCCAGTCCGCTTCGTCGAGCACACGCACCGACCCGACCGCCGCCGCGAGCTCTGCTGCCGTGGCGACCGATGAGCGCTGGTACACGAGCTGGACTCGTGGGTCATTGCAGGTCGTTTGGGCGAGCGACACCGCCGAGCCTGTCGTGCCTGACGTGGCCAGGATGACGTGCTGGTAACGCTGCTCGCCAATGCCAGCGGCGTTGTTGACGTGAGTCTCCCATTGCGCCTCTTGGGTCGCATCGCTCTGTGCGGCTGCGATGCGATGATAACGCTCTGGGTAGATGGCCGTGAGGCACGAGGTCACATCGTCCACGCCTGCGCCCGTGCTGGACGCGCCAGGACGCACGCCACTGCCAGGAAGCGTGGCCGACCCTGCGAGCGCGATCGAGCAGCCCGAGGGCAGTGCGCTCGTGTCGTGATAGACTGAACCGTCCTTGCCACGTGCGCCCTTGTTCTTGCGAGCCAGGGTGGCAACACCCAGCGCTGCGCCAGCCGTGAAGGCCACATCGCTGCGAGCCGACACAGCGGTCGCAATCGCGGTCGCCACATCTGCCACAGCATCCGAGGCGCCAACGGTGATCGGGCCCACGGTGTCACCGTCGAGCTCGATGTAATACGTTCCGGCCGCGGTCCACGTGCCGGTGACGGTCACGGTGACAGTGGCCTTGGTGCCGCCCGAGGGCTCCGCGGTGGCGATGGCCTCGATGGTGCTCTTGCCTTCGCCGAGCGCCTTGTAACACATGCGGGCAAGCTCTGAGCCTGCGCCAAAATATGTGTCAGCGTCCGACGTGGACGACACATCGTAGACCGTGGCCACCGATGCGGTGCCCGTGGTCATCATGCCGCATACGAGGAGCTTCAGGACACTGGCGTCGATATTGAGCGAGCCAGTGCCGAGGAGAATGGCGATGAAGATTCCGGGCTGGAGGCCCGTGCTTGCGTAGCCCGCCGGCTTGGGGACGCCCATGTTCAGGACTCCTTCGTCGCGTCAGGGGTCGCAGCGGGCGCCGCGGCCTTGGGGGTCTTGGGCGCAGGTGCCGCCGGTGCTGGACTCGCGGGCAGTGCCCATGCGGGGTCCAACACGAACGCCGGGTCTTCGCCGTAGGACGCGCGCCAATCGGCAATCGCCTTGGCGCGCGACGCGGCCAGTGCATCCGCCGGAGGCACGAAGTCAATGCCGGCTTTGCGCGCGGTGGCTTCGTCGTCGGCGAGCAGGTCACCGTCTGCGACAGCGCGCAGGTAGTACGGCGTGGCGATCACCTCGACAGCGTCGGGCGAGAACTCCCACGTGCGCACCTCGACGAGCTGGCGCATCTCGCCCTTGATGGGCGGGTCATTGCCGGGAATATCCGCCGGCTCGGTCTTGGCCAAGCGCGCGCCCACATAGGACAGTGCGCCTTGGGGGCCGCCGGTGACTTCCTTGGGCACGAGGCCACATGGGCGACCGAGGTGATCGATCGTGTGAAATGGGTTTGCGCGCACGCGCAGCCTGGTCGGTGGCATGTGTTCCTGTCCTCGGCAGTGAGGCGGGGGTTGTTGTGCTCAGCCGCGCAGCGAGATCTGGACAACCGCAGGGTCGTCGCTCGTCTGTACGGTTGCGGTCAGCTGGGGAGGCGACGCATATCGGCCGCCGGGGACAACAGCGAGATCGTCGATGAGTTGCTCTTCGACCTCGACATTCATCTCGAGGGCTGCGAACTCAAAGCTCAAGCCTGCCCTGTCCTGAATCTCGATCTTGACGGGACGCATGCGACTCTTGCCCATCTGGATTGTCCACAGACCCATGCGCTCAGCGATGAGCGAGCCGGCTCCCGTGGCGTTTGGGTTTGTGTCCAGCGGGTCGACCCATGCGGCGTCCTGGCCGTTCCAGAGCGCGGCGCCGATGGCCTTGACCACGGCGTTGGCCATGGGGATCTGCGTGGCCGTCTTGCTCTGTGGCTCATGGGGGAAAACCCAAATGAGCGTCACGGTGGACTTTTGCAGAACGAGGTCTTCGGCGGCCCACTCTTGTGGGGACACCTCGCCTCGAAACACATAGAGCGCCGGCAGGTCTTTGGTGTTGAACACCCGGTCGTTCGGGTCGTGCGTGAACACCGACGCGATCGGCACGGGGGAAGCGGCGCCACCTTTGCCGCGCGGACATACGCTTGTCCAGAGCGTCGTGCACCGTGCGTTGACAATGGCCTGGCATGCTGCCCCGAGCTTCGTCAGCAGCGGATCGCCCGCAGCGACATTGGCTTCCGCCTGCGCATCCTCGAGGGAGAGCAGGCCGTAGGTCAGGCCCATGTCAGCGCTGGAGATCCGTCACGATACGCTGGAACTCCAGCGGGATACGTCGCTCAGCCTTGAGGTAGGCCCCGCCCATGAACCCATAGGGTCGCGTGCCTGGATGGTCTACCTCGCGGCAAAACACCAGGTCACCGCTCTTGGCCGTGAACACCAGTGGGTTGCCTCGAATCTTGTGGGGCTTGCTGCCCTCTTCGATGATGCGCGCATAGGGTGCCTTGCGACCCCCTGCGATGATCTCGGTGGTGATCTGGCCAGCCGACGCGCTCACGGGTCGCCACTGGATCGAGCCAGTGAGGTCACCGGTGCGGTCGGTGTAGCTGTGGTTGCCACGAGCGTAGTCGGCGCCGTCCTCTGCGAGGTTGATCGCCATTTCCTCGGCACCCACACGCACGCGGCGACACGTATCCTCAAATGCGGCGCGAACGCCCGTGAGGTCGAACTCCACCGTGGTCGACATCAGTACCGATTCTGTCCCCAGAACGTCTCTTCGACGAGTCCCGGACTGTCATCGAGACCACGCGCGGTGTCGCTCGCGAACTCAGGCGAGATTGTCACCGGTGCCGTCGTGACATCACGCATACGCCTGACCGTCTCTTGCAGGTCGAGCATGATGCGCTTGCCACGGGCGTATTGGTCGTTGCGCTCGTTCGAGGCGGCCATCCTGACGTACTCAGGGTGACGCTCATACGAGAACGAGATCGCGAAGCTGAATGCCGCCTGGCGCAACAGCTTCTGCTGCGCCGGGGCTGGGGTAAAGTCGACGGGCAGGAACGAGTAGACTTCCGCCTCTGCTCGCTCGATGACGAGAACGACGGCCGGATTGGTGTCTTCCACCGTACCGTCGTTCGCGTCATCAAAGATCGCCAGGTACGTCGCCGGGGACAGCGCTACCGATAGGTCGGATGCCGTAATAAGTGTCCCCATAGGATTGTTCTGACGTCAGCGCTTCTTGCCGCTGGGTGCCGCTGGCGCATCGCCCGACGCACCCGGTGCACTCGGCGCCGTGAGCGATTCGAGCTGCGCCTTGACCTCGGCAAGCTCCGCCTCGAGCTGTGCAATGCGCACGGCAGGCGTCACCTCGACGGCCGACAGGGCCTTGGCGGCTTCTGCCTCGCTCAGCACCTTGCAGTCGATGAGCGTGTCCGCCGTGAGCGCGTCGAGTTGCTCTTGCGTGACGACGACCACGGCCGGCTTGTCCTGCGGACAGAACACGCCAGCGCGGCGGCGCGGGACCGAGTTCTTCGACCGCACCGAGACAGTGAACGACTCGGCCATGGTCAGGCCAGCGCCTTGGCTGCGAGGAACGGCAGCGTGTAGCCAGCGCCGTAGCGGGCCTCGACGCCGAACAGGACCTCGTTGTTGAAGAACACGTAGTCCTGGCTGAAATCCAGGCTCGACGTGAACTCAGGTGCGGCGCGCTCTTGCACGACGAAGGGCATCACGAGGCGGCTCGTGTCGAGCAAGTACCAGGTGGTCGCCGCCGACGCGAGCTCGGGGAGCACAAGGATATCGCACCAGCCCTTGTACACGTTGGTGGCACCGCTGGCGCCCTGCTCGACGGTGAGGATCGACGCTGCCGTGCCGCGAAGCTGCGGAGGCACGACGAGGAGGTTGGGCGTGATGCCCATCTCTTTGCCGTTGGCATCTTTGACTGCCGCCATGGCCGAGTACACCGCGTCGAAGTTGGCAGCGGACAGCGCCTTGCCCGACGCGTAGTAGTTTGAGTACGTAGACGACGCCGCGTCCTCTGGGTCGGTCGGGTGATCCGTGTCGAAGAAGTACTGCCCATCAAAACACAGGTTGCTCTGCCCATTGAGCAAGAGCGACGCGATGAGGCGGTCCGGGAGCTTCTTGGCGGCGAGCGCCATGCCTTTCATCTGGACGATTTCCGACGCGAAGTCGGAGTCGGCGAGACGGGACTTCTTGATGCCAACGGTGGCCTCATAGTCCTTGTTGGGCACGTAGTGGAAACGCTCCGCCACGCGCTTGATCTGGCGAGCGCCCAGCCACTCCCGCATTTCCGGCGTCTCGGAGAGCCAACCGTAGCCGTTGCCCTGGCTGGTGGACTCCACCTTGGTGGCGATTTTGTCCCAGAACACGGGCGTGCTGGCCTGCACGTTCTGGAAGTCGGAGTGCAGCTTCACATACAGCGCAAGCAGCGCTGGATCGGTAACGAGAGACATGTGTTATCCCTTTCCGGTCTCAGGTGCCGGGGCCGATTTGGACCCACACCCCGTCAGAGTCCACGTCGATGATTTTCCCGGCGATCGAGCGCGAGCTGCTGCCGCTCGTCTTGGCGACGGTCTGGTCATCCACGATGTAGCAACTCGAGCCAATATCCGTGAGCGCAATGGCATCACTGGAAGCACTGTTGCCGAACCGGAACGTGCCACCAATGGCCTGTCCCGTGATGGCGTTGGCGGCGCCAGAAGTGTTGTCGTAGGTTTCGTCCGCCATGCCCATGGCGATGAGGCCCGTGGCAGTGCGGCCTGGGGCCAACACGCCAGCATCATTGACGACAATGCTGCCGCCATAGATCTTCGTGGCCGCCTTGACGCCAAGGGCGTAGGGCGAGTCGTTCAGCGGCTTTCCCCGCATCGGGGTCTTCCGGAATCGTGCGAGTGCAGTCATGGTGTTTGCCTTTCTGGACTGCGCTCAGCGCGCAGGCGGAAGAAGCCCCTTTGAGCGGAGAATCGCCTCGCTCTTGGCGAACTCCTCGGGGGACATCCTGAGTTTCTTGGTGGCGTATTCGGCCGACGCGGAGCCAATGACAGGAGCTCCACTGGCGGGCGGTGGCGTCACGGGTCGCTGTGCAGCGAGCTGTCGCGTCTGGACCACAGGCGACAACGTGCGGAGGAACGTGGACAGGAGCGTCAGCGAGTCGTCCTCGTCCTTGAGGTCACGGGCTAGGAATTGCTCGGCGCTCTGGACACCATTGGCGTCGAGGCGGCCTTCCTTGGACGCAGTCTCGATGGCCGCACGCCCACTGGCCGCACGGGTTGCTTTCGCGTCCTCTTTGGCCTGGGCCTCGGCAGCGAGGCGCGCTTGCTCTGCGGCCTGTGCCTCGAGAGCACGCTCTGCCTCGAGTGCAGTGAGTCGCTCGGCGCTGCTCTTCCAGGCTGCGATCTTGGCGACCGCTTCCTTGTGCGAGGTGGTGCCAGCGACGGCGAGGATTTGATCCATGCCAGAGGCCAGCGTGGTGATACCGACGAGCACGTCGGCATCCGAGGCGGTGGCCTCGAGGTGGAGTGCCGCAAGCATCGCGGCCGGAGCAGTCTGTTCCATGTTGGTGTCTCCCCGCGGCGCACTGCTCGCGGACACAGGTGCAGCGGCCCGGAGCGCACCCATGCGCGCGAGGCCAAAGATTGAGCCGGTGGGGGCAGCGGGTTTCACGGCCCCCGGCGTGGTGGCAAAGCGCGCCCGGAGAGCCGCAATGCAGTCCTCCTTGCTCCCGACGCGATTGGCAAGACCCGCGGGCACTGCCTCTGCACCCAAGAACTGGCCCGCCTGCAATGCCAGGACAGCGTCGACGGACATATTCCTGGCGTCCGCCACGAGCTGGGCAAACTGCCCACCCATCGCGTCGACAACGGCCTGGAACCGGGCGACCGTCTCAGGCGTGAGCGGCACGTTCGGGTTGCCGTCCGCCTTCTGGGTTCCGGAGGTGATGACCTCGACACGGATGCCCATCTCGTCGTTGAATTTGGTGCGATCCTGCACCTGCATCACGCAGCCGATCGAGCCCAGCATCCCCGACGGAGGGAGCCAGATCTCGTCACCTACCGTGGCGAGCGCATAGGCTGCGGACAGTGCTGACTCGTCGGCGTAGCTGTAGACCGGCTTGCCCGACGCGAGCTTCGCAGCACGCATGCGACGCGTGGTCTCGAAGACGCCCTCGGCTACACCGCCCGGACTATTGATCCGGAGCAGTACACCTTGGATGGCTGGGTTGGCCAGCGCGGCGCAGAACTGTTCCTCGATTTCCTCGTAGGATGAGTTCCACCAGTGCGCGCACTTTTGGAGCGGGCCTTGGATGTCCACGATGGCCATCGGGCCAACGCAGCAATATCCGTCCTCGTGCTCGACCTCTTCCTCGTCGTCGTCGCAGTCATCCCCGGTGGGCATAAACGGCGACCACAACTGGGTCAGGGCACGCGGGTCGATCGCCAGCACGTCAGACGACTGCGGCTCGAACGCGCGCGGGCGCCTATCTCCACTGCGCAGGCGCGTGGCTTTGGTGGGGTCTGGCATAGGTTGTCTCTTCAGGGCGCCGGCTGGACAGGCGCCGTATCGGGTAGGCTGGGCACAGGAGCAGGGCTGCCTCCCGGCATCGGTGTCCCGGCACCGGCGGGCGCGGTCTTCGCGAGGCCATGCTCGTCGAGGATGGGCTGCACGTCGACCCCAGCACGCTGGAATCGCTCCACCGATTCGGCGTCCTTGGCCCGCGTATCTGCGCGCGCCTTGGCATCCTCGGGCGGAGT